TGTGTTGCCATTAAACCGCTTGATAATATGAAGATATATCAAAGTTGGTGTAGTGCCGTGGGCCACGGTGGAATTAGTCTTACTGGGGGTATACCAGTGTGGCAAAATTTCTACCAAACGTTTGTACGCGCATCTAATGGTGCCAAGCAGCTCATTGACTCCACCTTGGAAGGTGGATTGCAAATGATGTCGCGTGGTATGCTACGAGAGATGGATCGCGTTGATGACCATTGTCGATTGTCCTTTTGGAGAGCTTTTGGTGTCACCCCAGAGAGCCAGCTCGCCATTGAGGATATCTATGATGCTCACAAAACGGATTATCTCATCAGAAATGATGGTGATAGGTTCGTGTTGTTACCCATGTGAGCACCACAGCCAGGTAGGCTGCGGTCCGAAATGACTTGTTATTAAACTTCAACCGTCACTATTGACGATGGGTCCGTGAAGACCAAAAACTAGAACAGCCGTGACCCCGGCTACTTGGAAATCGGTTCCATTGGGTCCTCACATTTAAACCCCCAAAACTATTACTTTAGTGCTAAACAAAATGCCAAGAGAACACACGGCGGGACAGTAATGTGTGTGAGGATGTATGTTCCCTGTTTGTCATTCAGGTATCCAATACAAATGACAAGAAAACAAAACACGACCCAAGCTGCAGCAAAGCAGCGTAAACAAAAAACCAAGCCTGCGCCCAATGTACAGCAAATTGTAAATGCTGCTGTTACACAAGCGCTATCACGCACACAATCAAGACCGCGTGACGGTGGCCCAAATACCTTTCTGGGGAATTTGGGGCAGTTGGCAGGCAATGGCATCTCGAAGATCTTCGGTTTGGGAGCCTACAGAATGAACCAGAATAGTTTGTACAGAACTGGCAGTCAAGTGCCACATATGCAATCGAACCAAGAGTCAGTAATATTCCGCCACAGGGAATATATTGGCGATATCAACGGCTCGATTGGCTTCACTGCACAATCTTTCTCCCTTAACCCCGGGTTGCAAACGACATTCCCGTATCTTAACAGCATTGCGTCAAACTTTCAGGAATATAAGTTTAGAGGTCTCATCATGGAGTATAAAAGTACTTCCTCTGTTGCTCTCAGTGGCGCGAATACTGCTATGGGTACTGTGTCTCTTGTTGCACAATACCGTGCCGATGCTCCTGCCTTGACCAATAAAACTGCCATATTGAATGAAATGTGGGCTGTTGATGGTCGGCCATCTGAAGACATCATTCTACCAGTAGAGTGTAGTCCTAAGGAAA